ACACGCCATTTAATGGATTATGTTGTAAATTTACAGGAATTTCATAATACCCATTTTCATTAATTGGTATTGATGAAAACACGTTAATAGTAACTACATCGGTTAATTTAATTGGAGTAGTAAATACAATTTGATGATATGGTAACAGCGCAGTTTGATTAGTTACAGTAACTGCAGTTGATACAATATCCCAAATTTTAGTTTTAGAATCGTTAATCTTAGAAACTCGCACACCATTTAAATATATGCGAACTTCAATATCAGTTAATGCAGGCAAGTTATCAAATATATCAATATCAAAATTATTTGTTTTATTTGAATTTTTATATATTCGTATTGCCGGTTGAGTATTTTTATTTTTACAAGTAGTCCATCCATTAACATATGTTGGAATAGCAGTATTAACTACTAAAAATCCAGTATCAATTTTTTTAGTTGTTGATGCATTTGCATCATATCTAAATGAATCAGTTATTAATGTAAAATTAAAAACAATATCCCCAATGTTATTGATATTTTTATGCGTTAATCCAAACCCTAAATACGGATCTAATGTCCCTAGTGAATTTATTTTATATGAAAATATTGAGGTTCCGTTAAATGTAGATCCACTGTATTCAGTAGTATCACCAAACGAAATCCCATTATCATCAACTACGTCAAACAATGGTGGTTGATTTACTGATGTTTTATGTTGTGCAGCTAACCAAGTAATGCCGTTATACCAAACCATATGCCCTTGTAAATTAATACCAGATTTTATCAAAACCACGTCATTAATGTTAGGTTTTAACTCTAAAATTAAACGAATTTGCTTGCTTGTTGATCTGCCAAAAGAATCCGTTGTATGTTTTACATCTATAAATTCTACTCGATAAATGTTGTTTGTTACTAGTGGATCAGGATCGGCTGTAAAAATAATACGTTGGCCCGAAGTAACTGCTACCCCGTCGATTGTATATCCTAACGATCCCTCAATTACTGAGAAAACATCAGTTGTAAAATTATCAATTAAGTCAACATTACCTGCTGACTGTGTTCCAAAATTAAATAATTTTAAATTATCATCAAACTCAATAATTGGTCTAACTGCACGCAGCGACTGATTATACTCTGCGTTTATATTGTTAAATTTTGCACTCGATTCAATAACAGATTTATGAACCCATTTATTATATCGACTCCATTGATTTCGATCAACACTACCTTGACTAATTACAATATAATCAATATTAGCAGCATACGAATTTGCATTACCAAACGGTGTTACATCAAAATTAGTAGTGTCAAATAATATTGATGTCGAGGTAGTATATGTTGAAATAATTTCCAAATCAGCATCTGGAATTAATTGTATTGCAGTACCTACACCTGCTACGTGAAATTTTCCAGTAGAATATTTTAAAGGTGTAACTTCTCCGCTAAATGTTACGCACATGCCATTACTTAATTCTAGTCCAGTAGGTAATGTGTACGTTTTTTTACCAATAATTTCATCTTCAACATTAATTTGAGTATGCTCACTAATGTCTAATAGTTTAATTACACCGCCGGCATTAATATTAGACTCACTTACATAATACAAAATGTCAGGTGAATTAAAAGGAACCGTAAATGTAATAGTACCAGAAGTAATTGCGTTATTTTCTACTACAGTATATCGATTTGATTTACCGATACTTCTAGTAGTTTTAATACTAAAAACATCATTAGGTGTATTAACATCAAATTGATATGTATATCCTCTGTATAAAGTAATTGTCGGATTTCGAGTTAGTCCGTCTGGCGTTAGTATAAATGCAGTATCTGGTCCGGTTATATCAGTAATAACAGAATATGTACTTTCAACAGGTAAGATCGAATTTCTAATATTAATAGTAGCCGGGCCATGTGGCATCCAAAAATAGTCTTGAAAATTTACAAATTTATCCCAATTAATATGAGGATTCCAACTATACATTTCTTGTGCATTTAATCTTGAATGATCTGTTATATTTGCACCTAAGGTTTTTAATTGATTAACGTAATCTAAATAATCTTTTAAAAACACAGTGTTGTTCATATCATCATTAATAACGATACCCGGCTCTAACTGGTAATTCTGCCTATCAGACGATGGCGCATCAATAAAAATATCATCAGATGTAGTTGCCTTTGCAGATAACCTACCAATAAATCCATTAACTTTCTTTACAGTACCAGGTTGAGTTAATTGATTTATAGTTGCATGCAAAAACTTTTTATTAGCATCAGTTCTATAAAAATTAGGTAAAAAGTTTGCAGTGTTATTGCTGTCGCTAGTATCTAGAGATGCATCTCTAGGTATGTATATTTCATTGTTAGCCATTAAATACTCCCATATGATGAGCTAGATATATTCTGTTGATTTGTTAATGAATCAATTGATGCAGAATTTGATGTTTTAATATTACTTGCAGTGATACCAGAAATAACTTCAATATCATCAACCGTTGCTCCATTTATTAATATTTCGTTACTTAAAGATTTAATTTCGTATAAACTTCCAAAATTTAACCCTTGTTTACGAGGAACTATTACAAAATTTGAAATATCCGGAGTTAACTCATTCATTACATATGTTACTAATTCTGTAAAGAAGAATGTATCACCAAAATCCCAGTTATCTAAATTAAAGAAACTATTAATTGCAGTAATAACGCGAGATTTAACATCGTTATCAGATACTACTAATCCAGGTGTTTTTGTAATCTTAAATGTTGCTTGTAGTTCCAAGGCTGCTGACGCACCAAATAATATTTTATACATCACCGGATGGTAGATTACCTCATCTGAAATTGATTTAATTAAGTTTAACGACGATGCAACTGTATTATATAATTCTGTTGAACTAGGCGGTAACGGTTTAATACTAATTGCACCAGCTACCCATTTTCTAAATGCAGTATCATATCCTTTAGTTAAAATAAACACATCAATAATGTTGCTAAGACCTGGATCAATTCTAGAATCATAATTAGCATTATGAACATATTGGAACTTTAAATTTGCTCGACCTTCATATGCCTTATAATCTAATGTTGGCTGTAACATTCCAGACGGTTCTGCTAACTTAACTACGTTTGTTGTTGGAAAATAATAATACTGTCCAGCAACGCCGGAATATATAGTTTCATCAGCTACAATGTTAACTTTACTATCATTCATGTTATTAACATATCTATAATCATCCTGTCCTGTAGAAATTGCATATTTTTCTTGAAACACATATAAAGAATCACTGTCAATAATATTTGAAAATAAATCCGGATTATCGACTGATCCGTTATCATCAACATCTGCAAACGACACTACAATTTTTTTATTATCAACGTACCCATCTAATCCAATAAATTCCGATACAACATCCCATTTAAAATCAGTAGTATATGCAGCAGTACTACCTGGTCGAGTATTAATACTTAAGATATTAATTTTATCTCTAATTAAATTACTTGATTTACTAGTATATACCTGTTCGTTCTTATCAAAATAAAATCTAAGTTGACTATCACTTTCAAAGATATATCGTAGATTACGACTAGTAATTGTATAAAATTCATTATTAGTAGTAAACAATAACATCCAACTAGCATCAATTTGACTATTAGTAATATCGCCTTGATTAAATAAACTAAACAAATCTGTTAAATTTAAATCCGATTCATATACAATTTGCCAAGTTTGTGTTGAAATATTATATCGTAACCCAAACATTTTATTTTCAGATATTAAATCAATCATTGTAGTAACTACACTAAGATCTAACGTTATTCGAAACTTAGGTATAATTTGAGTAACAATCGCACCTGTATCAATATCCACATTTAACGTAATTGGTCCAATCCCATCAATTTCAGTAGTTCCGTCACCTACTATTGAAGTAACTGATGCCCATATATATGTCGATGCACCTAAAATCATCTCAACGGTTGTACTAGTAGGTAAATCAACTAATTTATTTTGATTTCTAGTATCAAAATATTTGCCTTCTGGACTTATAAATTTAATTAATGACCCTAATTTAACATACCCTAATTCAGCTGATGCAATTGGTGCTGATATGCCTACTCCTTGTGGATCGCCAGTTGCTGTAGCATAAAAATAACCAGTTGACGATACTACATCTGGTGTAGTTCTATGCCATGATACATTTAATGTGCTTCCTAACACTGCAAAACTTGGATACTGTTGATAGTAAAAGTTTCGTAAATCTGCAGATTTTAATATACGATCAAGCGTATTATAAATAATGCCTTCAATATCAGTTTTACTACTATACGAAAATTTAACATATGATTCGTATTCTTCTTTGTATATCACGCCATCATCTGCAAATAGGTTAGTTGAACTATATTTTCCAGTTGGATCAACTAAATCAAAATATCTACTAATACCGCTTGATGTACGATTAATTGCTTTAACTTTTAATACTTGCTGGCTCACGCTCAATGGACAAATGTTATAATCTTCACCAGTAATCATTCTGTTTTGTGTATAATATGTTGCCGGAGCGTTAGTTTTGATACTGCTATTAGTCTCTGTAGATTCTGCGTTAGACACTGATGTTGCAAGACTTAATGTCAAACTTAATGACTGCGGTTGCCCTACGTGAGAAAGGTACGGTACTAAGATTGTAATATTACGAATATCTTTAGTATTAATTGTGTACGACAATCCGTTACTCATACGGTGATATGTATTAAAGGTGCCATACGGTAATTTACCAAATGTGCCGTCACTAAATGATAAACTGATTGCATCGTTTGTTCGAGTAAGAACACTGAAAATGTTTTTAATATTCTTATTAATGCTATTGTAAATAATATTGTTGCCTTCAACACTAGGAACTTGCACCCATTCTTCTGATTCCTTACCGTCTTTATCTAATCGATACAACCATACATCTGTATTGTTAATACCGGTTGAATCAACATCAACAACTTCGTTTTTTCTAGGTTGATTAATAATAAACTGCGCAGACCCTAACGATCCTTGAACAAAATTTAAAAAGAATCCAGTTCCGGGACTACCGTAACCATGACTATCATTTCTATACACCCAAGATAATTTTCTTCCAAGTTTTGGCGATTCTTCATATATGTAATTTTGACCAGCAAATGTTGTGCTAGTAACTTCAAAACTCATCATCCGACCAGCGATCATTTTAGAAAATGTGTAAATTGGAACATCAGTATTTGTACTTTGTAACATATACTGATTAGTCGGTATGCCATAGATAACTCCACTGTTAGCTGGGTTACCAAACTGTTGAGATAACGGCATAGCTGCGTTTGCTACTTTAATAAATTGATCATACCAATTAACATTAGACGGATCATTCCACGTAATATTTTGCCCTGACAAATTTCTACTGTTGCTATCGTACACATCTTCAGTAGTTTGTATAGCTGTAACTTTTAATAATCCCTTAGCAGCAATTGATCGTTTGGCATTATAGCTTACTAACTTAGCTAGTCTTAAAACACTTTCTCGTCTTTCTGCTAATTCTAAAAAATTTTCTCTAGCATTTAAATCTACACGAAACGCTATACTTTGACCTAAAAATGCAATTACATCAATTAAAGCTAGATACTCCGAACTTTCGATATAATCATTAAAATCTTCTGGGTAATTTTGTCTAATATAGTCAACCATTGTACGCCGTAAATTTTCAAAATCATAACTTTGAAAATCTGCACTTTTAAAAGATTGGTATATCTTTTTCCAATCTTCGGCTACTAATAATCTATTTTGTCTGTCGGTTGCACTCATGATGTTGTCCTAATAATGGTATTTATTGATTAAAATTATCTGTATAGTTTATCCTAAACCATTAGCTTGATCAAATTTCAATTTTATCTCTTCAGTAATGTTATACGGGGTGTATTTTAACTTAAACTCTATGTTGATTCCACTCTCATATGCAGTAATTTTTGTGTTCTGCACTGTAACTCTAGGATCATAGTTAACAATTCGAGTAACATCTTCTTTAATAATACTTTTTACTTGCTCTGTCATTGGTTCAAATAATATATCCCATATAATTGTTCCAAAATTTGGTTGCATTAACCGTTCGCCTAATCTAATATGAAAATGATTCATAATGTCTTGCTTAATTAACTCGTAATCATATAAGCTAAAGTGATTAGCTGCAGTACTTACTGTACTAAATCCAGCATATGTCTTAGGCAATATAAGTTCTTTTGTTGTTTTACTACTAGGTAGGCTAACCCGTTGATATAATTTTGCGCTCATTATTGTTTTTTCTCCGGTGCTTTAATTTTCTCAAATGTATCAGTGTCTGTTGTATATTTTTTCCATGCATCTATCGGATTCTTTAATGACGAGCTAACTCCTTCAGTACGACCGTCAATATCTCGATTAGTAACACTTGAATTAACCTTTAGAGGATCTAAATTTTCATGTTGAGGATACGGTTCAAAAGTTGGTACTCGACGCATTATCGAAGTTATAGTTTTACCTACTTCATTTGTTGGCAAGGTGTGAGATTTCATTGCTTTTGCAGCAACTGCTTTACCCGAATTTAAATGGATTTGTCCGCCATCAATATTAGTTCCTCCAGCCGCTGGTATATCTAATTTACCGCCAAATGTAAGGTTTCCATTACTAGTTGCTTTAATTGAAAAATTTGTACCAGCTTCAAGCTGTATCTCTTTTAATGCTTTAAAATTAATATTGCGGTTTGCTTGAAAGTTAATATCTCGGTCAGCATGAAAGTTAAAATCAGTTTCAGTATGAAAACTAATGCTATCTTTAGCATACACATCAATCTTACCGTTAGCAGTCATCTCAATCCACGAGTTACCACTTCCGTGTGATATGTAGATTAAATTTTCACTGTTATGTAATAAGATTTGATGTCCAGAACGAGTCCTAATACGAACTAATTCATTATGAGGTATACTATGATCCTTTGCAGTTTTACCTTGTTCAACCGATATGTAAGTTGGCGGAGCAGTTGCAGCAGACTTCTCTCTAACAAACTTGTCATCTCCGTCATCCATTACAAACGTTGATCCACCTAATCTACTCACATATGCGTTTTTAACTTGATGTTCTTTTTTACCAATAGTGCCTTGTTTTGCACCGCTACTCTTGTCTAACGGACCAGGTGTTGATATTCCAAACACTGCACTCGGAGTTTCTCGTCGGGCGCTACTTGTAGTAGTGCCACGAATATCATCCATGTTTAATCCACTATTAATTAAAATTTTAGCAAACGGGTGTGTAGGTTTTTTATTCTTTGTAGTATCACCAGTTGAACTAGTACTTTTTTTATTGTATTCAGCAACTGGCAATCGTGTTTTGGATAGTTTTTTACCATCTTTACCTGTAAGAAATTTATCTTCATCTAATGCATAAGACGTTCCGGCCATACCAGGGACCATAAAATTCATATGTCTATCTTGATGCACACAACCGATCCAATATCCTTCTTTTACATCACCATTAATAAAAATAACTACAACAGTAGAACCTGGATCTGGCGGAACCATCCACATACCGTAACTTTTTTGAGTATCGTTAAACTTGTCCGAACTAGCTACATATTCTGCAGATGTTATTCCTAAAAACGGTGACATATATTTTACTGTTTGAACTTCGCCTTCTGATGTATCACCGCCAGCTGTTCTTAGTATTCGAACTTGTAGCCCGCCCATATAAGTAGCATCTTGATGCCCGATCACAGTTGCTAAAAACGGACCAGATGACTGAGACGGTTGTGACTTACTCGAAGTGTCTACATTTGTTGCACTTTTGTTTTCACCCATTAAAACGCTCCAGTTATTGCTTTAATACCGTTCTTTGTCATATCCGAAATACTAAACGATTTTTGGTCAGACCCGGTTGCTGCTGATTCTTGATTATTTGCGCGGCCACCGATTAATTCTTGTTCAAATACGCCATTATTAAACGTACTAACTACTTGTCGAACTGTATATATTCCACTAAACTGTAACAACGGAGAAGTTGAAACAATACCGTCAAATTTATAAAGACCTGTTTCTTGTTGAATATCAAGCGGAACTCTAAAATTAACTACAATATTAACTTCACCTGCTTGGTAATTAATAGTACCGTCAGTGTGTAAATTTGGATATTGAGTTGGTTTTGCGGTGTAATTACCAAATCCGCTATGGTGTAAAAACATAGGATCACCGACAATTTTTAGATTTAACTCAATCATTTCTCCGCCTTTTGTTATTGCATCATGGAACAATCTGCCAGCTCGTGTACCTGCAGTTTCTGTTCCTCCGCCGCCTTTAAAGTCAGAACTCATAAAAGTTGCAACATAACTTAGCGACATTGGATTTGTTCCTTTTTCAGGAGGCTTGCCTACTATTGCAACTGTATTAACATCTTCATCTTTTTTAGTAGCACCTTGCTTTGCTGCAGTTGTTATATCTTTTGAATTTTTTGAATAGTCAGCAGCCATTAATGCACTAAATGTGCTTTCAAGTTTAATTTCAAAATTGATTACATCAACGTTTTTACCAGTATAAATGTAATTGTATTCTTTTACAATCTTAGACATCATTAAATCGTAACCTGGTGGTTTGTCGCCAGGTGCTACTATACCGGAACTAGCATGTGCATTGTACGGAATTACTCGATACACAATAACTTTAGGTTTAGTACCAGTTGTAGGATAGTTTGCTTCAGTTGAAATGTTATACACTTGTATATCAATTCTCCACCATTTTTTATATCCAGACGGTGATGTACCTTCAGGTTTAAGAGACTCTGTCGGAAAATCACTTTGCAAAATTACTTGATTAATAGCATTTGGAATATCAGTATCTTGTCTAAATTTAAACTCACAATCTGTTGGATTTGGTGTATTGTTAGCTCTAGTAAAACACTTGTTTTCAGTATTATACATATTACTTTCGTTACCATACGGCGGGTCTGCTGTTTTGTCTTTGCCAAACCCTAACGATGCTTTACCAATAATATTGCATTTTTCAGGTTCTTGAACATGGGTTTCGTTTACTGTACTCTTCTTTACACCTAACTTATCATACAACGTACTACTAGAATCACTTCCTACTGTTGCACCGGAACTAGAATCACCCTCGCTGCCTTTATCAGATGCAATTTCTTGAGGAAATATAATTAATATCTCATCAGGAACTTCTAAAATTTTATCTTCTTTAAACTGGCGTAATCGTCTATTCCAAATTGCTTGTAAACTTTTTTCACCAGTTTGTAAAATTTCCTGAACAGTTGATCCCTTTACTGCCACGTCAGTTTTTAATTTTGCATGTTTATCAGATAACCCAATATCATTCCAAACGTATGCAGCTACAGTATAATTTGCACCAGTTGTATTAACTGTCATACTAATGTTTTGAAACTTAAATGGGATGTATCTAGTAGTAGAAGTAATCGGCACCATTGATCCTGATTCAGTATTTCCTCTAAATTCAATAGTTAATAAAAACGGTGCTTCGTTCCAGTTTCTGTGTTCTGCTTCCCATGCAGCTTGTTGGCATGACATTGTAAATAATCCCATACTATACGGTTCGTAAATATCAAATGACAGATTAGTCGATGTTGTATTATTACCTTCCATAAACCCAACGTTGCCTTCAACTTTTAAATTATTGATAAAGAAGTCCCACTTTCCGTAATCATCAAGTTTTACCCGATTTGACGGATCTGCATTTGCTGATTTACAAATAATTTGTGCCGGTTTGCCATATCGTGCGCCCGGTTGTAATGTTTTATTTTTAAAATATGAGTTATCCGGATCTTTAATATCTTCATCATGTAGTACACTAATGGTTAAAATATAATCGTAGGTTGCATAATCATGGAGAACGTTTGGTACTGGTAATTTTATTTCCGGGATTGTAGTAAAATCTAACCCAACATCCGCGGCAATTTCTGAGATTGAAGTTGCAATAACTTTTGAAGTATCTTGAATAAATGTTGTTGCTGAATCTAAAAATGACATATTATATTCCTAAGTGAATTTTTAATTTACTATACTGAGGTATGTATATTTGTGTTCCTGGAACAAAGTCAAAAATTGGATCTTGAATTACGTTTAAATTTCGTTGGGTAAACACCCACCATAATCCCGGATTACCGTATAAATCGTATGCTAATAAATCAGGACGATGCTTATACTGAGCTTCAATTGTATACAAGTAATCTGCCTTTTCTGACGAAACTTGCCTAATACGCATAATATCTAAGTAATCTTGCGTAATCGGTGTATTATACCACGGACTTACATTACTATATTTTGCTGCCATTATACATATCCAAAATAATTGTTGAGATATGCGCCTGCTACAAAATTATCTAAACTAAATTTACGCGCACTTGTTCTACTATATGCTGGACATACAGTAATCGTAAACGAACTTTTTGTTGGAACATATGCAATTCCGCCGTCAACTGATATTCCTGCACCGACTGCATTTGCTAATGTGGCTACTTTTTCTACTTCATCCGCAATATCAGATACTCCGCTTGCACCAAATGCACTTGCAATCGAACCTACACCACTTGCAATTGATCCAACTACGCCGGCTAAACTTGTGTTAGTATTAACGGGTATGTAATCACATTCTGCAGTTAATTGTGTACTAAACGATTTAACTACTACTGGTACATTGTTAAACACATAACTTCCGTACCCATTTAACATAACAATTGGTGGTGGATTTCCTGCTTTAGGATCATATCCTGAAAACATTTTTGTTACAGATCGACAATAATGTAGTGCCGCAATCCAATATAAACCTTGTTCTTGATCTTCAACATGCATCGGAGCATTTATTGTAATTTCACCCGGTTCACTGTGTTGAAATGTTTGAAATGCAAAGTTTGAATGAATTGGATTCATTTTTTGATAGTTTGCTGATGAACTTATACTAATAGACGGTGTATAAGGAAATATTAAACCGCCTGCATCTGCTAACGGTTGTAATACCGGACTACCTCTAAAACTTGGCCATGTTGGTAAAGATAATCGAACTCGCCAATCATCAATAAATGCATCTTCAACCATTGCTACTTCACTTAATACATCACCAATTAATTCACCTGCTCTAGGTAATGTAAGCGCCCGGCGACCACTTATGTAATCTAATGCGTTCCCAGCTGTCCCAATACCTGCAGTTACTGCTGCGCCTATACTTGCTAATCCCATATAAATACTCCTTTTATTGTATTATTTATTTGACTTTATTAACTGCAGAGTTTATAATATACATGTAAATGGAGATACACAAAAATGCTTACACCAAAAGTAAATTACTTAAACAATAAAGATATGCTGTTAGAAATACATAGATCAAAAAGTTCTTACTGTGTTTTTACAAACCCGTCATATCATCAATACGACATTATTTTACCTAGCCTCGATAAAATAAACATCCGCACTATCGCTACTGCAAAACGGAATCAAGCAAAGCGTATAGGGGACTTAGCGTATTTAACTAGAAAGAGTGAAGGCGAAAAAATTAAACAAGCAGAATGCGAAGTTAACTACAAAACTATTCCAAAAGAAGGTTTAGTATTTAGAATTATGTCGTATGATCACATTCCACTAAACGCAACAAGAAAGAAAAATCCAAAAACAGAAGCAGACAAAAGAGAAAAAGTTAACTTTCCGCCGTTTCAACACTGGAAATTTATAGACAACGAATTAGTATGTGTTGGTAGAAGCCATTGGAAAGGCAATTTGGAAGACGGGCATTTTGATAAAAATGCAGGACAAATTACCGATACGTTAGCTCGCATGATGATTAAATTATGTGAACGTTATGCTACTAGAGGTAATGTTAGAGGTTATACATACAACGATGAAATGCGTGGACAAGCAATATTACAATTAACACAGATTGGATTACAATTTGACGAATCTAAATCAGATAACCCGTTTGCTTATTTTACAGCAGCAGTTACTAACAGTTTTGTTAGAGTAATTAACATAGAAAAACGAAATCAAAACATTAGAGATGACATTCTAGAAATGAACGGAATGAATCCATCTTATACCAGAACAGGATCCGAGGAATATGAAAACGCATTGCGAAGATCAGACGAATACGAATAATACACTGGATATAGCACATCCTGCACTTGACGATGCTTATAGAATTCTTAAAGAAGACAACCTAGATGCCAACGCTAGTTTTATTGAAAAACTGTTTGAAGAAACTTATAAATGCAAAGTAGATTTTGACAGTAACTATGGCGGATCAGTTACATTTAACACAAACAAAGATTTAGTTTGGTTTTTATTAAAACACGACTCAACAGGAAATAATGAATAAAGTTCAATCCAAAATGTATAAATAACAACATACACTTGGAGTTAAATATGTTTATATATAAAATCACAGTTAACACTCAAATTTATATTGGATTTGATTCAAAACCTTCATATAAATTATCTAGATGGAAAGAGCATTGCAACGAAGCAAATACTCGTTGCAAAACTCCATTACATAAAGCAATGAAGGAATACGGTATTAATAACTGCACAATCGAAGTACTAGAAGATAATATAAAATCATTAGGAGACCTTGCATTAGCTGAAATTAATTATATTAAAAAATATAATTCATACGTTAATGGTCTTAATTCAACTCCCGGCGGAGATGGGTTAGGAAAACATAATTTATTAGCATTATCCGACGATGATATAAAAAAAATTAAAGTTGCATTAGGTTCTCATTTTAGCAAGTATAATCAATCTGTTAAATGGTCTAATACCTCTGAAGCTGACAGGAAACTTCTCACTCAACACTTACACACTAAAGAGATTTATGAAAAAAAATCCAAAACACTTAAAGAATACTATAATCATAATCCCGATAGTAAGAAATCTAAATCAATTAGTATAAAAGAATGGCAACAAAATAATGCAGATATAATGAAAGCACAAAATAAAATTAACGGACTTATAGGTGCAGAAAAAGTTTCAAAAAAATTAAGAGTAGAAACGAGTAATGGCGAGACATTATACTTTAATAGTAAAAGTGAATTTCACCGAATTACCGGCCAATGGGCTAATACAATTATAGAAAAAACAAATCAAGGTTTATTTTACAACGGGTTTAAAGCATGGGAAACACATGGATAATTTATTTAAAAAAGTAGCAGTATTTACAGATCTGCATTTAGGACTTAAAAGCAATTCGTCAATTCATAATCAAGATTGTGAAGAATTTGTAGATTGGTTTATTCAAACTGCAAAAGAAAACAACTGCGATACTGGAATTTTTATGGGCGATTGGCATCACAATCGCAACAGTTTAAACATTACAACAATGGATTACAGTCTAAGAGCATTAGAGAAATTAGGCCAAGCGTTTGATGAATTTTACTTTTTTCCAGGTAATCACGACCTATATTACAAAGATAAACGTGACATACACAGCGTTGAATTCGGCAAATATATTCCTGGAATTACAGTAGTTCAT